CCTGAACTTGGTCAGGAGTAAATTGAAAACTAATACCAGCAGCTTTTAAGTTCGCGTTACTATTATAAATTTCAGCCATAATTTAAAGTTCGTTAATCCACCCGTCAGATGTTATAATTTGTTCTCCGTCTGGACCAAACTCGCCAGTGGCTCTATATTTGGCATCAATTGGAGTTGATGGATCTGTATTCATACCTAAACCAGCATCAGCTTGAAGGATAACACCTTGTTGAGAAACTGGACCAAACATACTAACTTTCATTTGGAAGTTAATAGTGTGAATCACAAAACGTCTTTGTTGGAATGTACCTTCAAATTCGTCTGAAACAATAACTGAGTTTAGAACAACAGGCACGTCTAGTTTAATACCCATTTCATCAACAGCATTAATAGACATTGAATATTCTGGCGTGAACCATGGCAGAATTTGCTCGATAATTTGCAGAGCGTCTTCCTGCGTCTTTGTGATAATATACAAAGACATATCAATGTTATATGGAACTGGAGTTCTAATTAATGCACTAGAATTTTCGTTAGTTGAAGCTGCATCATTCTTCATATATTGCATACGGTTTACTTTACGCAAAGAGTCATAAGTGTACGCAATAATTTCAAATGACAATCTTGGTAAAGAAGTAAGAGTGTGGTTCTCTAATGTTGGGTCTTCATCCAAACGAACCAACCACTTTTCTTTTGGTGCGTATGATAGAGGAACGTGAATGCGTTGAGCTTGTGTTCCATTTACTGGATCATCAATTCTACGGTCAATGTAGATGTTAGAAAATAAACGACCGAAGCCGATAATACATTTTCTAACAATACCGTGATAAAATACACTATTGTTTAACATTTATTTTTACCAAGTATCGTTTGACCAAGCAACACGTTTCCAAATGTTCTGTGCAACATCCAGGTATTGTAGTTCACTAGCTTGCGATGAACCTGTTACACCTTGTCCAAAATAAAATCTATATGTGTTATTTTGTGCGTCAAAAATATCATATGTTACTACATTCTGATATGGAGTCCATGAACCATCAGCATAAACATGAGTTAATCTCAATGGTTGTGTTATATTTGTTATGTCCAAAATATCAGCCATGAATGCATAAGAACCATTATTTGATGTATCTACTGCATTTGCGATAGGAATTTGCGTCCATGGTTGTCCAAAATCTTGTATACAGTAGTATAGAAAATTTGAATCAACTGCAATCATCCCAGCTTCATCACCTTCAGCGCCAACCGACTCCACTGGTGCTTGAGATGGAAACTTTAATTTACCACCCTTAAATTGCCACTCATTACCGCCATCGTTAACACGAATAAACCCTTGATGGTCGACAGAAATATATCTTGAATCATCTCCTAGGATGACATCATATGCACTATTATCGCCACTGTCAATGTGGATATGAGAATCGTTTTCTCCAGGTCTAATCTGAATATACTTATTATTTTGGTAGTCTGAATATGATGCAGCTAATTTAACTGGGTTACCATTAGAAATAAACACACCGTTGGTGGAACCAATTGTAGTACCATTGGTCTCGCCATCGTGCAAAACAACACTCCAATTACCTTCACCGTTATCTACAATTGCTAATGTACCTGCTTCTAAAGTTGCGCCAGTTAGCGTGTTAGCAACTTCGCTTACGTTTACTATTTTACCTCTTGCCATGATTGTTTCCTTTAGTCCCAGTACTCTGGACCATAAAACGCTTTAGCAGTCCATTGAATTTTTACATTTTGATCTTGTTCACCATCTGTGCGATAGAAAAATAGTTGACCTTCATTTCCAGTACGCGCCCAGAACATCATCTGGGCGGTGTCGCTACCACCAGAACTAACTTCTGTATGAGTAACTGTTCTATCATTAGAGTCATCTGCGATTTTAATAGTGCCAATCATTGTTCCACCATTTGGACTATATGCGTGATAGTCAATAATTGCTCCACGGAAATCGACACTACCGCTTGGAAGGTCTGCAGCATCCCACCATTTTACTGGATCCAATTGCGGGTTTACGAATACGCCAATCATTGAATCGCCTTCTGTATAACTTACTGTTCCTATGATATTGTAACGATATGTTGTGCCGCCGCCTAACCATTCATTACCGTTGAATTGATAAGTTTGTCCATTAATAATGAATGCAGTTAAAAACATTCCATTTTCATAAAATCCAGGGAATGTGTCATTGTTAATATCAATGTAACTAACATCAGTTAAAGTTGCTGCCGCTGTGAAACCAATATTGTATGTCGAGTAATTATAATCGAATTGTGCGCCACCGTGAGCTTCTTCAATTCTCCAAACATTATTGTCACGGTTTGTCCACGTTTTGACTGCGTTAAACGCTGTTGTTTGTTTAGTTCCGTCTGGAAATACTAACTCGCCAAGGTTATTGAAATTAAGAGTTGCGTCACCAGATGTGATTTCAGCAGCTACGATAGCTTCTTGAAAAAGCAAGTACGCATTCCTTGTCGACATTGCATTAACTGAGATAATTGCGGCTTCTTGTTGAGTTAAAACCTCGTCTGCGACTAACCCTGCAGATATCTCTACAAATTCATCATAAGTTAGATAACTCAATGGTAGCGTGATACCAAATGGGAAACCAACCTTATTGTTGTGTTGGAAAAAAGCATCAGATAAATGGATTAAAGAATCTTCGTATGTATCTTGTAATGTACCAAGTTCTTCTAAACCCGCACCTTCTTTAACAAGAGAATCACCAGTGCCTCCGCCAGTTGGTCGGTTGTACAGCTCAGTAAAGTTTTCGTTGATTTTAGTAAACGCTGTGCGTAGTGGATCACCAGACTTATTGTCTGCCATTGTTCCAAGGTTGACTGTTTGCTTAGCCATTATACTGTCCTATCTGTTTTAATTGTTGTTTGGTCAGCAGTTAATGTAGTTGTATCAGCGTCACGAGAATACCCTGGGACTCCGCCAGTACCAACTTCACCGAATGGATTAGTCTCATCAAAGACTGCATTTTCAGATACTGCTTTTTCTTTGAAAGTATGATTATCTGCGAATGCAGTAGCGTCTTCAACTTCTGGGTTTACCGTCACATCAAACGACTTGAGATTCTCGAACACATCAATCTCTGGAATACCAGTATCCATTTTCTCGCTACTGTATTGGAATAGTTCAACGTCCAGCTTGTAAGTATACAAGCGACCTAGTTGATAGAAAGGCTCTTGGTGTTTAACGAATTTGATTTCAAACAAACCTTTAGTCAAAGGGTAATAAATTAAATCACCTTCGTTTGGTCTGTTTGGTAGATACGTTGTTCCATGGACGCCGATTAGGTCAGTCCATCGTTTACGGGCAACTGTTAGAGTTGCTGATTGGTCCATCAATAGACCGAACTTTTGAATCATAGCACCCTGACCAGCCAAACTCTCGATGTTATCAAAGTACATCTCGATTGGATATGCGTGTTCAAATTTAGACAAACGATCTTCACCGAAGATACGGTCTGTTGATACTTGAGTGCGGGGGATGTATAAGAAGTCTTTACCGTAGATCTTCAAAGACTCAATGATGATGTCTTCGATAAGATCTTGTTCGCTAGAAGTACCTTGGGTAAAGTATGGATTTGTTGCCATTGATTACCCCAAGAAGAAGTCAAGCGGTGCTGATTTTGTTTGTAGTTCGTCTTCTAGGTCTTCAATCTCTTTAACAGCTTCAGCATATAGCTTATCACCATCAAGAGTCACGCCACCTGGCAATTGTAGACCAGAGAACTTTTTAATGTTAACTGCCCATTGCTTTTTAAACAATGCAGTGACATAGTGTTTCAACCATGGCTCAGAGAACACACGAGTGTATGTCGATGGGTCTATTGCACGATATCCTTGAATTAAAATGTAGTCGCCGATAACAACATCGGTTTCCCAATTAATATCCAAGTACATGCGGTTCTGCATACGGTTGAAACGATATAGAACGTGTCCGTTTAATTCCAAGTCCAACATAGCCAAGTGACTCATTGTAGTCTTGTAGTAAACGATACTTGTAGAAGTTAAATCGTACAAGTCGTTCAAACGTAATTGGTATTGTAAGTCAAAGATGTTCTTAGAAGAAGACGCTTGACCAATGTTCAATACCTTAGTCACACCGTACACGTAATCAGGTACAGTGATGTATTTTAGATCGTATTCGCCAAGAGTAGCTGGGTTAGAAGCAGCTAGAGTGGCAGTATGACCAGAAGAACCATTGATAGTTTCACCTGGCAAGAAAGTGCCAACAACGTTTCTAACGAAGATCTTATCGTTAGTTGGTTGGCTTCCAGATTCTGGAATAACCTTGGCTTGAGCACCAGATGTCGCGCCCGTGATTACTTCAGCAATAACAAAGTCTGTGCCGTTATTAGATTGAAGGTTCAGAGTAGAAGCACGAATACGGTGCTTCAAATACATCTGCTCTACACCCTCATAGTGGTATAGATTCCAGTATTCTAACGCTTCATCTAGACGATCTTCTAGTTGTGAATTTTCAACGTTGATCTCTAGCACAGGTGCGCCAAGGGCACGCAGTGCGTATTGTTTTAATTGTTCTCTAGATGCAACAGCCATTTGGTTATCCTAGTTCGTAATAGAACTATTTATTATGGTTTTGGATACTTGTCTTTGATAGCTTGAATTTGTTCTTTCCAAGCATCCAAACCGCCGTGAAAAATTGTATCTAATTGTTCTTCTAATGAAGGATATTCCTTTTTACGGCTTGTCGAATATTCTCTAATAGCTTTGGCTTCATTATATAAATTAGAAAATTCTTGGAAAGAAACTGGACATGGTAACGATTTCTCATCACCATTGACTTCTTTACCTTTAGGTAACCATTTGATACTATCAAAAAATTGTTTGGTGATTGTATCTGGAACATCTCCGCGAACATACCCGTTTAAATTTTCTGTAGAAACTTGCGCAATAACATCAAATATTGCTGATTGATTAATTCTGTCCATTAGAATAGTGCTCCATCCATTTCATACACATACAAACCACCAGCTGGACCAAAACGGTCTGACATGTTAGTTGTATTAAACCAACCGTTACTGTTGTTAGTTCTTCCATAAAGTCTAAATGTGTAAGATCTACCTGTAATTAATCCAGAAGTATAGCCATCCCATTCTGTGCCATCTGTTACATAATTTACGTGAGCTAATCTATACTTATCGTTTCCAGATGCATCATATATTGTATGTCTAGATTGACGGTGAGCCCAGTACGAGTTACCTGTTGTGTTGTCTCTAACCCAAATAGATAAACCTACTCCATATGTTGATGAGTTGGTATCATCTGTTGAAGACCACCCTTCAATTTTGTAACGGCTACCAGCTTTCATCGCAGGCATTGTAACTTCTAAGTTTAACCAAACGTTATCGGTATTAACTGTAATGTTTTCAGCTGCTCTTTGATTATATCTAAAAGATACAACGCTTGGTTGCATAAACCATGCGGGCGCTTGACCTGGTCCGTTTGTTCTTAAAACTTGACCAGCTGTTCCTGGCGGCATAACTGTTGGCACGCCAGAAGCGTTATAATACAATACACCACCAGCTGTATTATTAGCAATTAATGGTGTGTTAATTTTTGTAAGTGACATGTTAGTTTACCTCAGGTTTTGGAATACTTGCTTTAACATTATCAATATACGCTTTCCAACCTTCGATACCAACATCATATATGATAGCTAATTGTTGTTCAGCTGTTGGGTAATGCTCTCGGCGAAGGTTTCTATAATCACCTTCTGGGTTTGAGTAAGCTGCAGTGCTCAAAACATACGCTTGTTGTAGCTGTTCTTCAGTTGGTTTTGGGAAGAATAAGTCGTCCCAAATTAAGTCTTCATAAGTCCACCCACCTTCTGGTATAGTATCTCCATTGAAGTGATACTTTGCCATAGGCATCATAAACATAATTGCTTGTACGATATCCATTTCTTATCCTTAATAGAACCAAACCATTAGACCTGGTCCACCTGGCGAGTCTTCTTCACCACCGCGAGCGTATTGAGTACCATCAGCAAATCTTCCTAACCAAACATCTGTGTGATTAGCTGGAATATTACCAGAAGCAGGCATCGTCATACCTATCAAGGATGGATGTACATATCCAGAACCACCACCGCCACCACCCATTGACGATCCTTGACCATATGCACCAGAACCACCACCGTACCATCCGCCACCACCACCACCACCGTAGTTGTTTGCGCTTAGATGGTCGCCACCCTTTTTAAATGAACCTGCACCGCCAGTTGAACTCACGCCTGTACCAGCAGCTCCACCGTTAATTTGCGTGCCACCTTTACCATTACCAATGTTTTGGTTATATGCAGTATATGCACCGCATTGCCCCATGATGCCGCCGCCGCCACCGCCAGAGTTAAATGAGTATCCATTAACACAGCCACCACCACCGCCACCGCCAGCGAATAGGCAATATTCTGACGAAACGCTCGGAACTTTAAGTGATGTAGAACCACCGCCTGAACCAGTATACTGGTTATCACCACCGCCCGCGCTTGCTCTTCCACCATCTGGATATGCCATATTGCTACCCCATCTAGAGTAACCACGCTGTGCACAGCGGCGAGTTAATGTTTCTCCTGGTACAACAGGAACAATAGCTTGGGTATAACCTCCACCGCCACCGTTTCCACCTTGACGCCATCCACCATAAGCGCCACCGCCACCACCAGCACCCCACATCTTAACAAAGATAAAGAATACGCCAGCTGGAACAACCCAAGTTTCGTCTGCAGTTCTTTCCCCAAACGCATCCCACTTTTTACCAGTTGCATTAGCAGTATTCGCTGTGTTCATATTAGACCAAATATGATACCCAACAGGCATGGTTGGTTGTTGAGATGGGTCAGCTGTTAACCAGAATGTATTGTAATAGTATTCCACACATTTAAAGTCTGTATTATAACGATGTGTACCGTTTGGTGGGTTTACTGGCCTCTGCGCTGTTGTACCTGATGGAGTTGGAATACCACCTGTACCATTTGAGCTCAAAGAGTCTAACTTTGAAATAGTCAATGACCCGTCTGCAATCTTAGAAGTTGTAATCGCCGAGTCTTGAATTTTAGAAGAACTCACTGCTTCTGCAGCTAGTTTTGTGTTTGAAATAGAACCATCAGTGGCTTCATATGCAATACCAGGTGTTCCAATAGAAGTACATTCAATATTAGAACCGCTTGGAGGAGCCTCTGAGAAAACAATTTGATTTGATCCAACTGAATACGTGTTTGTATGTTGCTTAATACCATCAATTGTTACAATAAGAGCTGACGCAGCTGGCGGAGTTCTAGATAAAGTAAAAGTTGTTTGAGACCCCGTTCCAGTATACTGATCTGATGTATACTGTGAAAATCTTGGAGCGTTGTTACCTGTTAGTAATCCCATGTTTTATCCTGTATTATGGTTTTGGGTATTTATCTTTTACAGCCTGACAAGCTGCATAATATTCTTGTAATTTAGTGTCATCGCCTGTTGATGCCCAAAACATAGCATCAGCAAAATCTTTCACTGATGGGTATTCTTTACTTCTCTGTGACTTATACTGACTATTTAGCCATTCTTGAGTTAATCTTTCTGCTTCTTCATTAACAGAAACCTGATCGAAAATTACTGGAACTCCATCTCTATCAAAAGCGTGTTCGCCAGTTTCATCTGTTGTTATTGTCCAAACGCTTGGATATAAATTTCTAATTGCTTGATGTCTCATGTAGCATACTCCGTGACTGTGATCCCTGCGGATCCTTGTTCATAATTACCGTTTGACGTTCCGCTAAAAACTCTACCGTTCCACATTGTGCGTGTATCGCCATAAGATCTAGCGACCATAGTATATGTTATAGGGGATATTGCGTTAGGTGTGTCTATTGTTGAAAAGAATGAAAACTCTGGTGTTGAGTCATTATCGTCTTGAACATATGATTGATTAGGCATACCAAGGCAGCCATATCTCGAACCTTCTTGTATCGGTAAGTTTATCATAGTGCCGTTTCTAGATATACCGAAAGTTACGTCAGTTGCACTGACCACTTCACCGAACCATCTAACATCAATTCTAATTCTAGAATTAACAAATTTTGGAGTAATAGAAACTGACATGTTTGGTACGTTTTGCCAAGAACCTGTCAACGTCATACTATTATACCAGTCATAAAAAGTAGACTGTACTTGTAATGACTGACCAGCTGGTAAACTTCTATGAGATAACGCTGATGTTATACTCGATGCGTTTACTGATTGGATTGAGTTGACTGGAACAACCCCAGTGTTGCTCATTAATAATCTTGCGATGTTTCTAGCTTTACTCATTGCGCGATCTCTGTTACTATAATTTCACTAGATATTCGTTCATATGAAAATCCATCTGTTTGGTTAACAGTTGAACCTGTATATAATGTTCTTGATGACCAAGCCTTACCAACTAGCGAGTATGTTATTTGATTTAGTGTATTTGGAGTATCTATGTAAGAGAAACATGTATACTCTGGTGTACTGTCATTATTATCATCAACATACGATTGTAAAGGCATACCAACAGCACCCATACGAGTACCTTCTTGCGTTGGTAGTCCAATGATAGTACCGTTTCTACTTATGGCAAAAACCATATCCCATGCGCTAGTGGAAATTTCTCCACCCCATCTAATATCAATTCTAAATCTAGAATTACTGCGTAGAGGGTTAATTACTACGTTCACGCTGGGTATATTTGACCAATAACTAAGGTCAAGAGTTACTGTGTTGATTGATGTAAAAAGAGTGGATTTAACTTGTAGTGTACTTCCGGAAGGTAACAGGTTTGAATTTATAGTACCTGTGACAACACTCCCTGGAATATCTGGCATGGAACTTTTTAAAATTACACCAGAATCGTTGGCCAAAAGCCTGGCCATATTTCTAGCTTTACTCATCCAGCATACTCCGTTAAAATAATTTCACACGAACCTTGCTCGTAGTTACTTTGTTGTACTGTGCTGTCATATACTCGCCCTGTCATTAAAGTTCTACTTGAGTTAGCTCTAGCCACTAATCTATATGTGACTGGAGATGTAGTTGCAGGGGAGTCGATCGTGCTAATAAAACACAACTCTGGTGTACTGTTATTATCATCGGCGATGTATGTTTGAACTGGCACGCCAAGGGCTGAGTTTCTATTAGAAGATCCTGTTGGTAAATTTATTAAAGTACCATTTCTTGATACACCAAGCGCAACATCCCATGCTGATGATACTTCACCAAACCATCTAACATCAATTTTTATTTTAGAGTTGATTGTTGTGGGTGTTATCGCTAGTAACATATTAGGTACATCAACCCACGATGTGCTAACAGTTACAGAGTTGTATGATTGATACAACATAGAAACCATTTGTATTGAGGAACCAGTTGGAAATACAGTCTTCGCGATCTTACTAGAAAACAAAGAACCATCTACGTTGGCTAAAGAACCAGGCTGAAGATATCCGTCAGAATCTACTTGAACTTTGGATATGTTTCTAGCAATGCTCATTTATTAACCTTGGTTTAATTCAGGAAAACCAACTGCTCTAAGAGGTTCGCGTTCAGCTGCAGTTTCAATATCAGCTGCTAGAACGATATCTTCTTTAGTGCCAGTGATTGGTTTACCTTCAGCTAACAATCGCTGCACTTCAGCTGCTACGATTTCTTCGATAGCAATTCTGCAACGATCGTGAACAACGTGTTGAATCCAATCGTTCTGGTTTAAAGCCACAACTGAAAGAGCTTTGTCTTCAGCTTCTGTTAAAGTTATTGTGTATTGTTTTGTCATTTTTTATCCTAAAAAGTAACCGCAGAATGAACCATACTCAGCAGCATATATTTTTCTACCTTCGTTATTTAAAGAAACAGTGTCACCAACTTGTAATCTAAAAGCCATACTAGAAGAAGTAAAGTGATATGAAGATGTAAAACTATTAAGTGTGTCGCCGTATGTCGTACCGACTACACCGTTTATTCTAAACAACACTCTACAATATGAAGTAGAACCGCCATTCCCATGCATAAACGTGAAGCTAAACACATAGACGCCAGCAATAGGTGCTGTGAATATACCCGTGGATGCATTAAAACCTGAATTTCTACCAGCAAACGCAGTATCACTTGATCCAAATGTTATAGTCGCTTGACCATCAGACGCAGTTGGCAGAGATGCTCTAAATGCAGGTTGGTTTGGCAGTGTTAATCTACCAGAAGAATCTAAAGTCATTGTATTGGTAAACGTAGTACCATTCCAGTGACCGAAACGATGACGTGCGCCAGCGCCTCTAGAATCAGACGTGTATAAAATATCTCCACCGTTTACTGATACAGACCTACCAAACGCTTTAATACCAACACCTTGTTCTCCAGCTAAATTACTAGCTTCTAAGGAAGCAGATAAAGCATCTGAAGTGGATGTTATTCCATAGTTTGGAGTTCTTAGATATGATGTCATTGGCTGAGTGCCAGATGTAGTCATGTATCTACCATCTGATTCAGATTTAGTCCAAGTGTTTGCAACATTAAACTGGTAGTAGCATAGAACTGCAACGCTGTCGCCAACACTAGCGCCAGATGATAAAACAACAGTTGAACCGTTTGATGCAAAAAAGTCATCAGATTCAATTAGACGAATACCGTTAAGATATACGTCAATATCACCGACTTGATATCCACCTGGTATAGTGAATGTTGTTTGTCCAGCGGTAGCTGTAAAATACGATCTTTCAACCGTTTTTGACCCCGCTGGATTTTTACCAGATACTAATAAACCCATTAGTTCACCTCAAGGACTGATACGATAACGTCAACAGCTGCAGTGGAAGTAACCTTTAAAATATCACTAGCCTGCATTACAAGTTTTTGATCGCCACCGTAAAGGATAAGAGAATCAGCTGCAGGAACAACAGCATCTTTAATAACAAACACAACTGTAGAACCTCTAGTCAATGTTACTTGTACAGAAGCTGCTCCCGTTGAGGTGTTAGCCAAAGATAAGCCGATTAATGTTGTTTGAGTGCCAGCTGCTGCTGTTAGAACAGTAGTTTGTGTTGTAACAGTTGGAGCAAGATAAGATTTAAATGTATTAGCCATAACTTTATTTATTATCCTAATGCGATAGCCATGGCAACAGAGGCGCCAGCGACACTATCTAGAGTGGTTTGAAGATCTGTGATTGAAGAAATGCTATGTTGGTTGGCAGTAAATCTGTCAGCTAACGCATCATGTGATAATGTATCAAAGGAGTTAGATCTGGCGTTTTGTTTACCAACCAGTTCTCTAACTGATATAATATTAACACGGGCAGTGTTTTGAGTGTAAGAAGATCTTGTCTTCAAGATAACCTTATACATTGGAGCAATTTCCGGCATCGGTAAACCGTAAGAATCAAAATCCTCAGTTTCAGCCTCAGAATATGTAGTCCATGCATTTCTACCCATAACTAACTTTACAGGGAAACGGGTGTCGTTTGTTGCAACTAACCAGTATGTAATAAACAAATCATCATCTGCTGCTGTTGCAAGAGAACCCGAGCCACCGCTCACTGGGTTATAATATGCTCTAGTTGATGATGGATACCAAGGTATGGTAGTTGATGCGACTTGCTTATAAGAGGTTCCACTTAAATAAAGAATTGGAAGAGAAGCTGCAGTACTGTTTAAAATTTGTTCATATGCGTTTGTTGGCGCAGCTGACTGCGTAATACTATGCTCTAGATCTTCGTCAACCAACACGATTGGTGAACTTAATTCTAAAGTTACGGAGTTTGTGTTATTAATTGTATAAGAAGCTTCGCCACCAGACTTCCAAATGGCACCATTTGTAGTATGATTATAGTGGTGCCAATTTTTATCAGTTGCAACTGAATGGCGCTCGTCAGAGAAAAACGGAGCATATGAAGAAGATGCATCCCAGTAGATATATGCAACTAGCAGTTGGTCTTTGATGTTTGGTGTCGCGCCTGCGTCAACCATACGGTTTGTTGCATAATCCCAATGAATCCAATGGCCACCACTTGAGTTTGCAATCGTGATAGTTTTAGAAGCGTCTATAAGGATAGCTTTACCCTTATAATATATTGTGAAGTTAGCGCCAGATGGTGCTAACGTTAATGTTCTTGTCGCGTCGTTAAAAGACAATGTGCTACCAGTTCTATCAACGAAACCAATAACATCAGCTGAGAGAGTTAAGGCTGTATTAAGGTTGATAAAGTTTTGGTCAATCTCAGCGTTTGTTAGCGGTGCATTTTTTACTGTTGCATCAGCAGCTGAAGTAATGCGAGTGGTAATTAAAGGCATTTATTATTCCATCCCAATGTGTTTCTTGATTGAACGAAGCTCTGCACGAAGTTCTTTCATGCCTTCAATAAACAATGGAGCGAAACGTTCATAATCAACTGTTAAGTATTTATTATCAATTGGGGCAGTGTGTACGATTTCAGGCATAACACCTTGTGTCTTTTGCGCTGAAACGCCAACTTCGCGTTTTACTTTGTACCCTAGATCTTGAGCAGTTTGGTTGGCTTCATAATAGAAACCTTCTAGCTCTTCAATTTTATCTAGAGCATTTTCGATCTTACCAAGTTTAGTCTTTAAGTTATCGTCAGAATAGTAAGCGATAACGTTACCTGTTGCCAATACTTCACCAGCTGCAGCAGACATACCTGTACCAAGAGATAAACCTTGACCCCAGATAATACCCCAGCGGTTGCCACTTTGCCCAAGGTCACCAGAACCGTTTGTACCCACTTTAGTGATGCTGCTAAAAGAAGGGGATAGAGATACACCGATGTTAATATCTCCACTAACGCCAGTTGCGTTAGTTATATCAATAGAGTTACCAGAAACGAACTTACGAACAACTGCAGAGTTTGTTGTAGTTCTAATTAAGAAACCGTCGCCGCTTGTTGCAGATAAACCAGATAGAGTTGCTGCATACGCTTGAACGTCAGAACCGATAACCAAACCAAGGTTAGAACGTGCACCAGAAGCAGTGGAAGCACCAGTACCACCATCAGCCACTGTGATATCAGTAATGCCAGTAATTGTACCGCCAGTAATATCGATAGCGTTTTTAGTTTGAATGGCAATGTTACCAAGACCAAGGTTATTTCTGGCAGAAGCAGTATTGTTAGCTCCAGTACCACCATGTTCAACCTGAACAATACCGTCAACGTTAGATGCGTTACCCGTAACGGTACCAACCAAGTTTCCAGTTACGTTACCAAGAACAGCGCCCACGTGGACACCATAGAACTGGTTAGCGTAAATGTTTGAAAGGGAGTCGCGAATAGCAACAGTGTTTGGTTGTGAAGATCTACTTGGTAAATACCCTTGTAACTTCTTAGCATCAATTGTAGATGTAGTACCAGAAATTGGCTCTAGTAAGTTAAGGATGTTCTGTGCAGTAAATGTAGTTGTATCTAATTTCTGAGAAACTTCTTGGTTTAAAGAGTCGAAATTGGAATCAACCTCTTCAATTGTCAGAGGACGTTCTTTATCTTGTCTTAGATGGATGATAGCCATTATTTACCTTTTTCTAGTAACGATAGCAACATAAGTTTGATGTCTTGCATGTCGCTCTTTATATTATTTATTTCTCTTTCTAACCTTACAACAGAGTCAACTGTATGTTTACTCTCTTCATTTTTTTGTAAAGCGAAAAGCCTTTGATTCTTGTATGATTCAAAGGACTTTGTGTCGACGTTCACGACACCTCCGTTGGAGGTGTCTTTTCTTAGGTGGGAATAACCCTCAACTTTTTCTAAGCCCATATTATGTCAGCGCCAATACTCTTAGGTTTTTAATCTTAGGTACAGCAACTGGTCTAGTAGACTTAAACACAATCTTGATTTGAACGTTGTTGAAAGAAGGGATATTCGATTTCACGATTTCTCTTTCAACAAACTCAGAACCAACATCCTTAGCGTCGCTGACGTAACCAGTGTCATTCCAACGTAGTTTTCTCAAATCTACATCGTTACCAGTCCAAGTTCTGTAATAAACTTTAACTTCAGTGCTGTTTGGAATATTCGCATCAAAGATAACTTTGATAACTTCAGCTGGCTCAGCTAACGACAGAGTTCTTGTAATGTAGTTAGCATTATTAGAAGCTCCGTATGGGGCTGTATCATCAACATATTTATCCAAGATAGAAATATTGAAGTTACCGTCAGTGATCATGTCAATTGTAGCAGTAGTGCCGAAAGCTCTGTCCAAAGTGATAGTACAGATATCACCCTCAGTGTTACCAGCATACACAGTACGATCTTCAACAACTTGAACGTCAGTGATATTGTAAGTACCGTCAATTAGTTTTGGAGATACTTGATCACCGTCAACGCCAGAGATAACTAGAACCTTACCAACGCTCGCTGAAGATAGTAAGTTATCAGCAGTATCAATTGTAGTGCTAATCTTACCGAAACCAGCAGAGTTGTTTGCGAAGGTTAGAGTCGGGTTAGCTTGAATTACAAAAGATGTAGCACCAGTGATAGCAATTGCCGAGTTACCAGTTAGAGTCAAAGATGTATCAGAAGCCACAGTAGCTACTGTACCAATTAGGGCATCATCACTATCTCTGTACAACTTGTTACCCGCGAATACTTGAGACTTGAACGAAGTACCTTCACCAACAATAGATGTTGAACCAGTACCTGCAGTAATGATGTTACCAGTACCAGATGTTTGAGTATCTGCAGTAGCAATATCATTAGCTGTTAGCAACACGCGAGTGTCAATAGCAGCAACGTTAATTTCAGAAGCTGAAGTATTGTTAATCAAGTTAGAGATAGCGAACGCAGAAAGCTGTTGCATATCAATAACTGGAGAAACGTTAGGGTTAGTAGATGACATAACTGCTTTAATTTGTAGCGGAGCCACTTTAACGTTGTTAACGCTGTTGTAGTTCTCATACGCAGGAATCATCATACGAGTATTGAAGTTGTTATCGCTATTTGAAACAACTGGCGCATACTCACCGATAGTACCAAGCGTGTTCATTGTCTTAGCGTAGTAGTCGATCTTAGTGTCAGTGAATATCAAGTCTGAAGTCTTCAAGTACAAGTCGTCCATGAATAGACCACGTGTAATAGAAACAGTGCTACCACCATATTGACCAGTAGTGAAATCTAGAGCAGTACCAGACAATAGGTTGTTACCAGAACCAGCTTCAGTTGTAGTCAACTGAATAATGAAACTATCCTTATCCAAACCTTCAGACAATACTGTATGTGATGCATTCAATAAAGTATGAGGGATACCTTTAGTTTGGTCAATTGAACCGTGGAAGCCAACTGGAACGCCGCTGATTGTTACTGTTTGACCAGCAATTAAACCGTGGTTGCGTGCCTTAACACGAACCTTAGTTAGATTGTATGTTACAGTGAATGGGTTGTTATCTAGACCGATATTCTCTGGTGGAACGTTTCTCAAGAACAACTGAGATTGAACGTTAGTGTTAAACTTGGCAGTTCTTAGAACGAACTTAATGTCTAACAGAGTATGAATCTCCCACTCTTGTGAGTTTTGAGACGCATACAGTGCACCAGTTAGAGGCTGACCAGCAATAGTGTTACCTGTCAAGATATCTTTCTGACCCATCTCAGAAACCCACATTTGGGCACCTGGCTCGTCAGTCATAACAACGAACGCATATGTTTCGTTATCTTGTAGGTAGATTGGAGATCTAAACTTGAACTGAGTTGGCAGAGAACTATCGTCTGATACAACAATCTCTGAAGGAGTACGAACCACTTGAGAGAATGGGATAACCTTAGTAGAAGAAGGTACACCGTTGTCAGTTGGACGTAGTTCTAGAGCAACTGGACGACGACCTCTCTCAGAGAAGTACAAGTCGATAGATGTCAAGAATGCGCCACCTGGATTGTTAACCACGAAAGTTTGAGCCAACGGGTCAGTACTGTATTGGTATAGAACACGAGTAGAAGTAGTAGATCTACGAACAGCTGGTAGACCCATGTCTCTTGTATTCTGATATGCTGCAGATTGGATAAACTGCGCTGCACGTGTAGAAACGACAGTACGTTCTTTATCTAGAGCAATACCTTGAGCGTAGTACACAGCAGAACCAACAGAGTCAAACTGAGCGTCGCTATCAGACATGTTGTCTGTTAGTTTGAAAGTACGTTCACCAGTACGGAAAGCTAGAGCGTCTGTTTCTGGAATGAAGAACACGCCAACCATAGAACCGTCTTCGTCCGCAGTGTTGAAACCACCAAGAGCTTTCATAACAACGTTAGTTGTTGCACCGTTGATTTCATTTACTACGAAGCCGTTGTAACCGCCAGTAGAACCGATACCAACAGTACCAGTCAATGTCTCACCAACGCCGAAACCGTTCTTAATGTTAACAACGTGAATGTCTTGTTGGATTGGACCGATAGTGTCTGAACTGTGGATTGTACCACCGTAAGCTACAACGCCAGAAGCCTTCAAGCGGTATAGTTTACCACGTAGACCATCATCATAAGATGCAGTAGAGTATGCGTCAAACGCATCAATAGCAGAACCGTCAACGTTACCAAGAGTAACTGTACCACCGTTCATGGCAACAATCTTAAACACTTTTAGGTTAAGTTGCTTAGAACTTGCAGCTGGGTTGATAAGTTTTGTACTTACTGGCAACACTGTACCAGAGTGGTCTTGCCAAGTAGAAACGTTAACTGAGTTATGGTAGTTCAAGTTGTATAGAACAACGTGGTTACCAACGTACAAGTTATTTGAGTCAGAAACAACCAAGCTGAAAGTAGTTCCAGAAGTTGTAAGGTTAGCAATAGAAACAATGTTAGTTGGAGCGTGTTGAGTATTAGTGATTACATCACCGAAACCGAACGCTGGTTCTACACGGCTACCGCTTTCACCAACAACAGTTCTGTATGTAGAACCATCGAAGCTACGACGTGGATCATCAACTAGGATGTTGTTCTGTAGATCTGCCAACTCGAATGACATCAATGAGTTTGACACACGAGTTACTTTGAACACATCAGCTGGTTTAACGTATTCTTTAACTGGAATCTTGTCAAAGAATGGGTAGAAACGTGTTGATGGCTTCAAGTTTTGTGCAACGAATGTTACAGGTCTTGCTCTCATGTATGGGATATAAGACATATCTACTACACGGTCACCGTAAGACTGAGTGTTAATAGAAGAAGTTAGGTTTGTAGTAATACCGCTTCTGTCTTGGTAACCTGCATAGTTAGTTGTAGTATCTTCATATTGAGTGTTACCAGAACGATATTCTGCAGTGCTAGTTGTGATAGAAGTCCAGTGTGTTTGCCACTCATTCCAGTCAGTACCTGTAACGCCAGTGTAGTCTGCAATAAACTTGATAGCATCATAGTTGTTATCGTCAACCACAGTCAAGTCTGGGCGACGGTTTACAGACTTCCAGTTATCACCTTCTGGGTATAACGAAACTTGTCCTTTGAAAGCGCCCATAGAAACAGAGCGTACATCCATCGCACGAGTTGCGTTGTAGTTAAAGATGTAATCGCTTTCGCTATATGGAAGAGTGATCAAGTCACCAGTTTTCTGATAAGTCTTGTTACCACGGTCAGCACCAGAAGTCAAGTCTTCAACCAACTCAACAGCGTTAGTGTAGTGCATTGGGCGAAGAATCTTATTCTTAGCGTCAACGGCAATGCGGTAGTCTTCGTGTTTAACGTTACCGATACCATGACCAGTAAATTGGTCAACAATGAAACCGTTCTTGAAACGATCTAGACCAGTAGTCTCGTCGACGATAGAAAGTTGTGCTGTATCCTTCTCCAATAGAGATAGTGTCACATAGTATTCTAGATTAGAAATACGACGCTCTAGACGACCGATATCGCGCATTGTATAGCGACGGTTGTCACGTTGGTTTACAGTTACATCTTTTACAGACTTAGTGTATGGTGGAATTGCAACAGTTGCAAGAACCATACCTTCTTTCGGATCATCTGGCTCCTTTGGAAACTCAGAAGGAACACCAGTAATGATGTTGAACTTACCGAATGAATCCAAGGCAACTTTGTCGATACGACCAATGTAGTTTGCACGTGGGCAGCTCATATCTGAGCCAATCATTGGTAGTTCTGGGTGCCACTGGTTAGAGTCTGCGGCAACCAATACTGGACGGAAGTCAACAACGTCAGTCAAGCTGATTTCTTTAGACTTACCAGATACTGGATCAGTTGTGAAGTAAGTTGGAACTTCTTCGTACTTGATACCAGTTGTACCGATAGTGTAAGAATCTACAGAGAAGTAGTTACCACCGTTACCGCCAGACTTAGCATAAGTGAAGAACCAATATTTGATTCGGATTGGACCATTTGGAACAGGTTGACCTGGTTTCAGGTTCAATGCACCATAAGTGTAGTATGAAGATCTTTGACCGTTGTCTAATGTATAGCGGTCAGTGATATCAATAACGCTGTCTTCATTGAATGTATATGTACCATCATCTGGTGTCATTTCAATGCTTACAAGTTTGAAGATGTCAGCGTGTTGTAATTCAATTCTGTTAGAGTTAACAAGTTTCTTGTTTTCAACAACCATAACACCAGCGATCTTGTTCAAAGACTTAACAGCTTCTTGAGCTGAGTTAGAAATCTGAGATACAGCTGCGATCAAGTAATATTCTTGACCTGGTGGGACGTTGTTAAATGTAACTTCAGTTTTGTTTTCGTTGTTATCGAATGAAACATAAACTTTAGAAGTATCGTCAACTGTCCACTGAACTGGGAGACCAGAGTTGGCGTTGACCAATAGGTAGTTAGAATCTTCTTCATCAGACAAGAAGTTTTCGTTGTCTGCAGTCAATTCCCAAGTAACAGAGTTGCTTGTAGAAGAACGTGTTTCGAACTGACGACGAACAACAATCTTGCTGTTCTTGAAGCTGTCAGAACCGTTTAGATAACCACGTAGAGTCTTAATGTTAGACTGACCAACAGGGAATAGTAGAGATTCGTAAGTTGGTAGGTTTATACGTGCGCTGAAAATAGTGATACGACCGTTAGCGACAGTGGCTGGAGAGTTACCAGCAAGAGTGAACGCATAGTTGCCTAGTTCAGTTCCACTGTATGTGCCAGTAGTTGCACCAACAGTACCGATAAACGTATCGTTCAAGAATACAATATCACCAACCTTAATAGTTGAATTGAATACAGTACCTTGACCGTTGACAAGAACAGAACCAGATGTTACAGAGGCAGTACCTGGGATTGCGTATGAAGATGGAGAAATATCGCAAGAGAAATTACCAGATGAGTTCAAACCGATAATAGACTTAACATCTCTCTCGAAAGATTGACCTTCAAACATCTTAACATCAAACACACCTAGCTTGTATACAGATTTTGTATCAACTGCTGCGTCTACATCAGATAGTTGAATAGCTCTAACACGAGCAGTACCAACGATGTTAGATTGAGAAGGTTGGAAACCAACTGTGATGTTGTAGTTCAAACGAATCTCTGGAGGAACAGATGAACTGTAACCAGTGCCACCAGCTGCAATAGCAATACCAGTAACAACTCCGTTTGTAACAGTTACGTTTAGTTGAGCGCCAGTACCTGTACCAGTTCTTGGGTTAACAGAGAAGAACGCAGACCACGCTGGTGCGCTTTCGTTCCAACCAGCAGAGTAACCAGTACCACCATCAACCAAAGTTACAGATGCGATAGCACCAGTAGATGGGTTAACTGTACATGTAGCTTTAGCAACACGTGGTTGTAGAACTTTAGTTAGATAGACCTTCTCGAAGTTGAGAATGTCTGGCATATTGTAAAGGTTTTTAACATCCACGTAGCTACCGAAACTCATACCAACGGTTTGTTGGTCAGTACGTTGAATGTGGTTGTTTTCTTCGCCGTTGATTTCACGGGCTTTATTGAAGTCTACAAATTGAGCGGCAGAAGATTCAATCTCGTAACCTTGGATGTATGCCTTGCCTGGGTCTACGATTAGACAGAACTTGTCATCGTCGCCATAAGTAACGCCATCAACTGGAAGCGTACCATCGGCTAGAGGGTTGTATACACCTTGGTTCAAACCATCGTTCAAGTGTTCACGAACTGATAGTTTGAATTTGTTTACTTCATAGTTACCAGACTCATCGTATGTACGGCGAGCAAGAGACTTCTCGAGTTCAGCGTAAGAGCTGTTTGTAATCTTCTGGTGGACACGACCATCAACGATACGAACCAGTTCGATAAACTTGATTGTGTCTGTACCAGATAAAGGTAGTTTAACTAGAGATAATGAAATCTTATAACGGTGAGCGCCTGGCGCCGCAAAGTTATAAGAACCAGTAGCGTTGTCTAGGATAGACTCGTCGTCTTCTGGAGCAACAGTTTCCTCAGTAACTTTGAAACCAACACGGCAAGATGGCGTGTTGTTGAAACGGCTAACATACAACTTCAAATCATCGTTACGAACAAATGTACCGTCGATGTAGTAGATACCTGCGCCAACGTCAACGCTATAACCATAACCGATAACGTCGGAAGAAGGGTTATTAGTATAAGTTGTTGGAGTCTCAGAAGCTGAACCTGTCAACTTAATAACAGCTGTAATATCTGTCAACTGGTCTTCTGCTAAACGGAAGTTTGTAGAGATAAGGTTATCATCAGTGTAAGCGATAATGTTTTCACCTGGCTGCAAACGATTAGTGATAGTATCGTCAGCAGTACCTTCAATCTTACAATATAGTGTAGCAACATTAAGTTGATCAACGACAGCAGAACCGCCTGATGTATCAAGAACACGCATTCTAACGCCAGATGTCTCACCAGTGATAATCTTGTTCTTGAAAGTTTCAATATAAGTGGTAACGTCAACAGTACCAGTAAACTGTTCAAGTTTGATAAAGTGAACTTTGTTATCAACGTTCACTGAACCTGGGA